AAGATAGAAAATACAGATGTTAGTGAATCTTGGCGTTTTGGTACTTTACGAATCGACATACAACCAGACGGTAAAAGATAATGGCAACTTTATATGATCTAGCAATGCAGTATTTAAATCAGTCTTTACCTAAGACTTTTAAATATGATAGAACTAACCCACCTACAATAGGACCTATTACAAGACCAATACCTGGACCAGACGACCCTAAAAAATTATTACCTGTGCAAGGTGGCGGCGGTGGCGGCGGAGGTGGTTCTAACAATCCTTATAATCTTTCAACAGATTTTAGTCAAATTACATCTGATAGACAAAAACGTTTATCTCAAGATCCTACAGGGTTAAATAAATTTTTGATAGATACTTTAGGTATGAAACGACCACAAACAGCTGAAGACATTGTTAATCTAGGTTATAGAACTCCATCTAAATTTGGGATAGGAGCTTTGTTACCTGATAAGTATGGAGAACTACCTAGAGCTGATCAAGCATTTATTGCATCTAGAATGGGTTATACAGGTCCCACAGTATTTGGTGCAAATGATTCTGGTTTATCTAAAGATCCTTTTGGATTAAACACTAGATCTGCTTTTGGTAATTATGCTGAAAGAGTTGGTGTAGAAGCAGAAAAAGCTTTAGATAATTTAAATAGATTAGGTGATAAATATAATGCTACTTGGAATGATGAATTAGGAACTTACGTTGGAGACGGTGCAACAAAAGCTAATCAAATGACTTCAATGATTCAATCTAAAAGAAAATTTTATACAGGAGAAGATGCAGCATATAAAGATTATCAAAATCAAGTTCAAAATGTTTTGGATGCTGATAAAGAATTTTCTACAGAAGGTGATTCTAGTAATTATGGTATTGATGGTTATCCTACATATGACATTAAAAATATTCAAGGTGAAGATGATGAAGAGTTTGATCCAACATCCCTAGATTACACAAATCCAAATATTTATAATACTAATAGTATTTATACACAAACAGCTCCTACATATACGACAGATCCTTATGTAAGTGGACAAGATGATAAAGATATAGGTACAACACCTCCGGGAACTTCGGATGATGGTTATGTAACAGATTATTATGGTGGTGATCCAGTAATAGACGCTGGAGGAACAGCTCCAGGTGGTGGTTATGCAACAGATTATTATGGTGGTGATTCAGTAACAGACGCTGGCGGAACAGCACCAGGTGGTGGTTATGCAACAGATTATTATGGTGGAGATCCTAATAGTGGAGGGGTTACACAAACTAACACTACTAAACCAGGAGAATTAAAAACATCAACATATGATTCTGAAGGTGAAGATGATGCTGATGTAGGTAAAATAGTTTGTACCATGATGAATGAATCTTATGGCTTTGGATCTTTTAGAAATAAAATATGGATGAAGTTTCACAAAAACCTTTCACCTGAATATCAAAAAGGTTATCACAAATTATTTTTACCATTAGTTAAAATTGCTAAAACAAATAAAGTAGTTAAAAAAATATTAGAACACATTGCAGTGCATAGCACTATAGATATGAGACAAGCAACAAGAGGTAAGATGCATTTGTTAGGTAGAGTGTATAGAAAAATATTATTACCACTTTGTTATTTTGTAGGAAAACATGGCAAAAGTAGTAGTTAGATTACCTGAGCCTAAAGAAGAGTACGACTTTTCTAACCAGAAACAAATTAATAGAGCAATTGCTATAATTGTAGAGCAATTAAATTCTACTTTTTTAAACGAAGAGAAACAAGATCAAGAAAGGTTTGCGTGGTTTAATGGCTAATATATATAAAAATGCAAAGGTAGATTTAACTACTAATACAGTTACAACTGTATATACTTGTCCATCAAATTCTAGAGCAATATTAAAATCTATGTATGTATCAGAAGACACTGGTAATGCAGATACAATTACAGTAAAATTATTTGCTGGAGATCCAGCAAGTGCAGATTCTTTTAGCTTATATAATGTAAAATCTATTGATGCTAATGCAACAGAACAATTAATAACAGAACCCATTATAATGATGGAAAACGAAGTACTACAAGTAACAGCTGCTACTGCAAATAGATTGCATGTCACGTTGTCTGTGCTAGAAATAAACAGGGATTAATATGTCATTTATAGAAACAGAAGCATCAGTAAGATACGAAACAGTTAATGGTAAAAAGGTTATGATTATTACACCTAAAAGTGAAGTTACCTTAACTAATATGAAAACAGGTCAGGAATATATGTCAGATGCAGAATCAGATGCTGATGTAGACAACCCTGAAACAGAGACTAAAAGAGAAGATATAAGAAGAGACGTTAAAATAACAGTAGAAGAATTTAACTTAGGAGCAGGTTCTGAGTTGTAAAACTCAAGCTTTTTATATATAATAAACTATGCCAATATCAAGATCACAAATGCCAAGACAATTAAGAATGGGAGGTGGAATTATGGAAGTTGCACCTAGAGAAAAAGCATTTTTAGGTGGTCTTAAAAAAGCTTTTAAAGGTATTACCAAAGGAATAGGAAGTTTTCTTAAATCTGATATTGGTAAGTTAGCATTAACTGCTGGATCTTTATATGGTCTAGGAGGAGGTACTCTTTTTGGAAAAGGACTACCTGGAATAGCTAAAACTGGTTTTAGTTTAGGTAACATAATTCCTAATTTTAAAAGTTTAGGTACCGTTGGAAAAACAATTGCTGGTTTAGGAGCTGGTCAAATATTTGGTGGAATGGAACCTCAACAGATAGAGGCTTTAAAAGGTGATCCAGAAGCTTTAAGACAATACTTAGAACAATATTATGATAATTTAAATTTACCAAGTGTAGATACAAGTAATCCAAATGAAATGGCAGCTTACTCTACTAAAAAAGAAGATTTTTTAAATAGAAACATGAAAGCTGGTGGTGGTAGAATGGGTTATGATGATGGAACACCTGATCCAACATACACAGGTAATAATATGGAAGATCTTCCAAGAGGATTACAAATAGATACAACAACTTCTAATCCTATACCTAATGATGCTCCTCAAAAAGAAATATCAGAGGTAGCAAAAATTATGCTTGGCCCTGGTAGATCTGGAATTGGAGAACCAGAAGATGGTACAATGAAAGGTTATCAATTTTTTAGAACACAATATTTACCTAAAAAAGTAAAAGAGATATCAGAAAATTTTGGTATTGAAGAGAGTGACGTTTTAAGACTGATTAGGGAAGAAATGATGCAGTATATAGATACACCTAAATCACTTGAAAAACCTAAAATGGCATACGGTGGTAGAATAGGTTATGCAAATGGTATGGAACCTTTTCCTTATGTAACTAAAAATGGTTTAAGAGGTATTGATTTTGAAAATTTATCTGATGCACAAAAACAATTATTAAAAAACATGAAAGAAATGGAAGACAGGCAACAAGAAAGTTTAATGAAAAAAATTAAAAAATTAAGAGAAGGAATGCCAGAAAATGAAAGAAATATGAAACCAGTACCTATAAGAAAAATAGGACCTGAAGGTATATCTGGAATGGCATACGGTGGTAGAATTAAACGTGCTTACGGGTCTGATGATTTAGTGGAACAGGCTTCAGGGATTGAAGGACTAGATATTAATAT